GCAGCTTTCTGGCAACCAAGAGGATCCGCTGGTGGCGCTCAAGAAGCAGGAGCTGGATCAGAGTGCCAAACGCGATGCTCAAAAAGGGGCCATGGATCAAGCCCGCCTCGCCCTGGACGGTCAGAAAGCGCAAGCGGAGGTTGCCGACGATCAGGCCAATTTGCGCCTGAAGGAAGCGGCGCTGGAAGCCAAGACTGGCGTGGATTACGCCGACATCAACCTACAAGGAGCGCAACATGCCGCGAACGTCAGCCAGCAAAACTTCCAAAATGCCCAAACCCTTGCCGCGCCCGCAGAGGGAAGGTCCCAGTAAGCAGGCGGGGAAGCCCCCTGCCCCCGGGGTGCACTACGTTTATCGAAAAGACGCCTTCAAAAAGGTGAAAATCGCGTAGTTTTGTTGCACAATCTCGCTACCCCTCTCAGGCACAGGGAAAGTGTCTGCCTCATCGGAGAAATCCATGCTTGAATTTGCTGAACATGTCCAACTTGCCATTCGTAGGCTGCGCGAAGACACCGCACAGATGCTCATGAGTGGCGGGGTCAAGGACATGGAGCAGTATCGCTTTCTCATGGGACGCCTTGAGGGGTACCGGTTTGTTGAGGACGCTGTCAAAGAGCTTCTCAGCAAGAACAGAGACCTCTAAAGGACCAAAATGGAAGCAACTGCACTGGAGAAAAAGTGGGCAGAAGAGGCCGCCGCTGAAACGGCCCGACAAGCTGCCGAACAAGCTGCTGCCGAGGCCGCCAAGGCCGAACACATCGAGCACGGCGAAAGCATGAAAGAGCGCCTGCCCCGGCCAACCGGCTGGCGGGTCATTGTGCTGCCCTACGCGGGCGCGCGGCGCACCAAGGGCGGCATCGAACTTGCCCATGAGACGATTGAGCGCCAGCAGCTCACTACCACCTGCGCATACGTCCTGGCGGTAGGCCCATTGGCCTATCAGGACACTTCAAAGTTCCCCGACGGCCCTTGGTGCAAGGAGGGGGACTGGATCATTTTTGGTCGATACGCCGGAGCCCGGATGATGATCGATGGAGGCGAAATTCGCATCCTCAATGACGACGAGATCTTGGCTACGATCAAAAACCCAGAAGACATCCTGCACATGTGAGGTGATAAATGGCAACTGTGACTAATGACGACCAACTAGAGTTCGACCTTGGAGAAGGGGAGAAGGCCACCAACGTGTCCTTGGCCCCAGTTGACGAGGGAAACTCCAACGAAACGCAAACCGCACCTATTGAGCAGCCCTCGGGCCGCCAAGAGTACGATTCCCAGACGCACAAGGACGAATTGGATGCTGTCAACGACAACGTCCAAAAACGCATTTCCAAGCTGACCGCTCGTATGCGAGAGGCGGAGCGCCGCGAACAGGCCGCCTTGGAATACGCCAAGGGCTTGCAGTCGCAGGCCCATGTCCTTCAGCAAAAGCTGGTGCACACGGACTACAGCCGCCTGCATGAGGCAAAAGCCCGCCTCGATACCCAGCAAGCCGCCCTACGCCAGATCATTGTCAAGGCGCGGGAGGAAAGTGACGTTAGCACGGAGATGGAAGCCCAGGAGCGGATGGCCGCCCTGATCCAAGAGCAGCGCCAGATTGCCGCGTGGCTACAGGAGCAAGGCGAGCAGCGCCAGCAGCCTGCGCAGCAGGTCTACCAGCAGCCGCAGGCCGCCCAGCAGCCTGCCAAGCCGCGCCCGGACCCCCGGGCCGAGGAATGGGCTTCTCGTAACCAGTGGTTCGGCCAAAACCGGATGCTGACCTATGGCGCCTGGGGCATCCACCAGCAACTTGTTGAAGAGGAGGGAATTGACCCGACTTCTGACGAGTACTATACTGAATTGGACCGAAGACTAAGGGAAGAATTCCCGAAGCACTTCGCGGGCGAGCAATCGTCCAGCCAACCTTCCAGACAACAGCGTTCCGCACCGGCTGTTGCCCCTGCCACCCGTAGTTCGGGAGTGAATAGTGTGCGCCGTACTGTCCGGCTGTCGCCGAGTCAGGTTGCTATTGCTAAGAAGCTGGGCGTTCCTCTTGAGGAATATGCCAAGTATGTGAAGGAGTGATCACGATGAGCGAACTCAAAATTGACCGTGCTGCCCGTAGCGGTGCAACCCGCGAAAAAGAAGCACGCCGCAAGCCGTGGACTCCGCCTTCCCGTCTTGACACGCCGCCTGCCCCTGAGGGCTATGAGTACCGCTGGATTCGCGCTGAAGTCAACGGTTTCGAAGACAAGCAGAACGTCTATTCCAAGCTGCGCGAGGGTTATGAACTCGTGCGTCTGGAGGACGTGCCGGAGGAGTACCACCATATTCTTCCGACGATGGATGACGGCAAACACGCCGGCACCATCTCTGTAGGGGGTCTCTTACTTGCCAAGATCCCTAAAGAAACCATCGCTGAGCGCACCGCGTACTTCCGCCGCAAGGCCCAGGAACAGTTGCATGCAGTGGACAACGAGATGATGCGTGAGAACGCTCACTCTACTATGCGAATTGAAGCGCCTCAGCGCGATTCGCGCACCACGTTCCGCCAGCCCACCTAACAGTAGGCTGGCAATCCCAACTTTGTAGGAGCTACAAATGGCAAACGTCAATAAGCCCTTTGGTCTGCGTCCTTCTGGAAACCTGTCTGCTACTGGCGCTCAGAAGCAGTACGGCTACCAGATTGCCGACAACCAAGCCGGGGCGATTTACCAAGGCGACCTCGTCGTCGTTTACGACGGCTACATCATCAAGTACGACCCGGCCACCCACGCTGCCCCCACGGGCGTGTTCAACGGTGTTCAGTACGATGACCCCACCCGGGCCAACAAGCCCACCTGGAAAAACTACTACCCCGGTAGCATCAACATCACGCAAGGCATCATCGCCTGCGAGGTGCTGGACGACCCGAGCCAGTTGTTCCTGGTCCAGGCTGACGGCAACGTCACTCAAGCCAACATCGGCAAGAACGCTGATCCGACCGCGTCCACCACTGGCAGCACCACCTCTGGTGTTTCCAACGGTTCGCTGTCCTCCGCTTCTATCGCCAAGACGGCTGCCCTGACCTTCAAAATCGTCGGCCTCTACGAGTCCCCGGACAACGCTCTGGGCAACTACGCAGTGGTCGTTGTGAAACTCAATCAGCACCAGTACGGTAGTGTTGGTGTTGCTGCTGACGGAGCTTAATCATGGCAATTACCCGTTCCCAACTCGTTAAAGAACTGGAGCCAGGACTGAATGCTCTGTTCGGTCTGGAGTACAAGCGCTACGAAAACGAGCACGAGGAGATCTTCTCCATCGAGACCTCGGATCGTGCGTTCGAAGAAGAGGTCATGCTGACCGGCTTTGGCTCCGCTCCTGTGAAGACTGAAGGCGCCGGTGTGGCATATGACACCGCGCTGGAATCCTTCACCGCTCGCTACACGCACGAGACCATCGCCATGGCGTTCGCGCTGACCGAGGAAGCCGTGGAGGACAACCTCTACGACCGCCTGTCGGCTCGCTACACCAAGGCTCTGGCCCGTTCGATGGCGAACACCAAGCAGGTCAAAGGCGCTTCTGTGCTGAACAACGCATTCACTGGCGGCAACTATGCCGGCGGCGACGGCGTGGCTCTGTGCTCCACTGCGCACCCGACCGCCCTGGGTCCCGACTTCTCCAACACCCCGACCGTCCCTGCTGACCTGAACGAGACTTCCCTCGAACAGGGCATCATCGACATCGCGGCGTTCACGGACGAACGTGGCCTGAAGGTCGCTCTGACCGCCCGCAAGATGATCGTTCCGAAGGAACTGCAATTCACCGCCGAGCGACTGATGAAGTCCACTCTGCGCACTGCAACCGCCGACAACGACATCAACGCGATCAAGTCCATGGGCCTGATCCCCGAGGGTTACGCTGTCAACCACTTCCTGACCGACACCAACGCATGGTTCCTGATCACCGATGCGCCCAACGGTCTGAAGATGTTCCAGCGCTCTCCCATCCGCACCGCTTTCGAGGGCGACTTCGACACCGGCAACGTGCGCTACAAGGCTCGCGAGCGTTACAGCTTCGGCTGGTCCGACCCGCGCGGCATCTACGGTTCTCCTGGCGCCTAAATCGCCGGAAATCGTTGAAAAGGGGCCCTTGTGGCCCCTTTTCTTTTGGGGTATATTGTCCCAAACCCGGGGTTATCCGGCGTCTTGACAGGTCCCGGCCTGACGACATGCAGACAAGGCGCCTCCAACACTCGCATGTGAGGAACAAATGGCACGTACTACGTTCACCGGCCCGGTAAAGTCCAACAACGGCTTTGAGGGCAGCATTACTGGCAACGTCACCGGCAACGTCACCGGCAACGTCACGGGTACCCTGACTGGCCGCGTGGTCGAGTCGATCCAATCCCTGAGCGGCGCTGGCGCGGTCAACCTGACCACCGGCCTGACCTCCCTGACCACCACCGACGCCGCACAAGCGTTGACCCTGGCAAACGGCACCGCTGGTCAAGTCAAGGTCATTGTTCACGCTGTGGACGGCGGCAGTGCAGTTCTGACCCCCACCACCGCTATCGGCTTCACCACCATCACGTTCACCAACGTGGGCGATGCCGCGACTCTGGTGTATACGGCAGCGGGCTGGGCCATCACTGGAATTAGCGGCGCTGTTGCTGCTTGATAGGAGCCTGCCATGGGCTTTCAATATGACGTAAAAGCGAAGACGATGACCGCTACCGGGGCCACCGGTATCGGTCTACCTCGTGCTCGCATCAAGTCGGTGTATGCCCTGCTTGGCAACGCCCCTGGCTCCGTGTCTTTCAAGAGCGGCGGATCCGGCGGGACGGAACTGCTTAAGTTCGACACCCCGGCCAATACGGCAACGGGCTACCTGTATGCACTACTGCCTTCGGATGGCGTGGTGTTTGAGGCGGACCCGTATCTCACCCTTACAAACGTGACCTCGGTCACCTTCATCTACGGCTAAGGAGTCCATCATGGGACGTGCAGCAAAAATGGCGATTCCTGAGTACCAGGGCGAGATGCAGCCCGGTGCGCAAAAGCAGGACATGAGCAAGGGCGGCCCCAAGCAGACCCCCCGTAAGGAATACCAGAAGCCTTCGTCTTCTGTGGCTCCGCGCGGCGTCGGCATGGCCCGCAACAAGCAGTGCAAGATGTACTGATATGGCAAAGTCTCCCGCTTGGCAGCGCAAGGAGGGGAAAAATCCTGCTGGTGGCTTAAATGCCAAAGGCAGGGCCTCCGCCAAGGCTCAGGGCATGAACCTGAAGCCTCCGGCGCCTCATCCTAAGACGGAAAAGGACGCCAAGAGGCGGAAGTCCTTTTGTGCAAGGAGTGCTGGGCAAATGGCAATGTTCCCGGAAGCGGCCAAAGACCCTGAAAGCAGACTGCGAAAAGCGAGAAAAGCATGGAACTGCTGAACGAACGCTGGGCGCCTATTTTTGGGTACGAAGGCTTTTACGAAGTCAGTGATCATGGGCGGGTGCGTTCGCTCACGCGCTGGCGGCGGGGCAAATCAGGTTCGCTGGTTCCCGTGGTTGGCCGCATTATGCAGTTAGCAACCAAAAAGGCGGGAGCGCGTACCCGGCCCTATGTTCAAGTCAAACTGCGAAACGGCGCACCACGAACGGTGCCGTGCAAGTCGTTTTTAGTGCACCGACTCGTGGCACAGGCTTTTGTTGGAGAGTTGTTCGAAGGGGCACAGGTTGACCACATCGACGGCGAGCATGCCAACAACCATTGGACGAACTTGCGCATTCTCTCCGCAAAAGAGCACGGGCTTGTGCACCCTTGCATAGTTGACAGCGCGCGTTATGCATCTTTCCAAGCAGCCGCACAGGCAAAACTAACGTCTATGCGCACCACAGGCGAAATTGTTGGTCGAAAAAAGGTTAAAGGATGACCCACAATGGAGATGATGATCTGGAACGTGGTCTTGACGGCCATCGTCGCACTGTTGGGGTTTATCGTGAAGGAGAAGTTTGCCGAGCTTCAGCGCATCAGCATTCTGCTCAACCGCACGAGGGAAGAAGTGGCGCGTGATCACATCACTCGCTCGGAGTTTCGCGCTGACATGGCGCAGCTCATGGAGCGTTTTGACCGTATTGAGCGCAAGATTGACGCGATGAGGGGCGAGCATGCCAGCAACAAGTAAGAAGCAGAAGCGCTTGATGGACGCGGCGGCCCATAGCCCCTCGTTCGCCAAGAAGGTCGGTATCCCCATGTCGGTTGCAAAGGACTACAGTGAGTCCAGCAAGGGCATGAAATTTAGGAAAGGTGGTGGTGACATGATGAAGAAATACGCTAAAGGCGGCCTCGCCATGCGCGGTGAGGGCATTGCCAAAAAGGGCTTTGCTAAGGGCGGCCAAGTGACTGCTTCTGGCCCCGATACCGCAGGCCCGCAAGGCGGCCCTATTCACCAGCCGGTCAAGAAGTCCGTGCAGGGGGATACCGTGCAGGTGCGCGGCGTCGGCGCGGCTCGTGCTCGTAAGGCCACCATCTACTGAGCATCATGGCTACTTCTGGTACCGCCACCTTCAATCTAGACTTTGACGACATCATTGTCGAGGCGTATGAGCGCTGCGGCATTGAAGTTCGCGACGGCTATGACATGAAGACGGCGCTGAGGTCCATCAACCTGATGTTTGCGGAGTGGGCCAACAGGGGACTCAACCTTTGGACCATTGAGCAGCGTCAGGTGTTGCTCAATGCTGGGCAGTATGAGTACACGCTCCCGGACGATACGGTAGACGCCCTGTCGGCGGTCATCCGTACCAATGCAGGCCTGCCTACGCAGCAGGACATCACGATTGACCGGATTGGATATGCCGAATATCTGCATGTGCCCAACAAGAGCACACAATCTCGGCCAGCGCAGTACTTTGTGCAACGCACGGCCCCGGCTAAGTTGTTCTTGTACCCGGCCCCGGATGCCACGCAGTCGTACATTTTTCGCTACTACGCCATTCGCCGGATTCAGGATGCGGGGACGTTCACTAATACAGCGGACATCTCGTTCCGTTTTCTGCCCTGTTTGATTGCGGGGGTGGCCTACTACCTCTCGGTGAAAAAGGCTCCGGATCGCATCCAGCTCCTCAAGTCGATGTACGAGGAAGAGTTTCAGCGTGCTGCCGCTGAGGATCGTGAGCGGTCAAGCTACTTTGCTGTTCCCAAGACCTGGGGGTACTAGGAATGAGCGGCGGATGGGCTTCAGGCAAGTTCGCGATTGCACTGTGCGACCAGTGCGGGCAGCGCTTTAAGCTCAATGCTCTGATCAAGGATTGGAAAGGCTTTAAAGTCTGCCGTGAGTGTTATGAGCCCAAACATCCGCAGTTGGAGCCCAAGCGGACCCTTACCGAGCCTCAAGCGCTGTATCAGCCGCGTCCTGAGGCTCGCATGGCGGTCACGATTTACGTG